CGGAATTTCTTTCAGTCGGTGAAGCCCGCCGGCCGGATCAATCAACACGCCCTTGGGCAAGGCGAAGGGAGCGCCGTGACGGCGCCCTGTCCCTCATGATGGAGCCTCATCACATGAACGGTATCACAACCGCCGAAACCTTGGCCCTGGTCAAGGACGCCCTCGCCAATGGCCAGCCCGATACTCTGGGCAAGGCGATCACCACCGCGACCGGCCTGGTCGCCTATGACTTGCAGCCCTCGGCCAAGAATCTCTATCCGGCCGCGACGCCGATCCGTAACGTGCTGCCCCGCGTCGGCGGCGGGACCGGCACGGCCACCAACTGGCGGCAGGTCAACGCCATCATCGGCTCCGGCTGGGATGCGATGGGGTGGGTCCCGGAAGGCCAGCGCTCCGGACGGATGAGTTACAACACCTCCACCCGCTCGGCCTCCTACGCCACGGTGGGTGAGGAAGACTCGGTGACCTTCGAAGCGGTGTCCGCCGCGCAGGGCTTCGAGGATATCCAGGCCACCGCCACCATGCGCCTGCTCCAGAAGATGATGCTGAAGGAGGAAAACGCCTTCATCGGCGGAAATGGTTCGCTGCAGCTCGGCACGCCGGCGACGCCCTCGCTGTCGGCCAGCGGCTCCGGCGGAAGCCTGACCGCGGCGACCTATTCGGTCATCGTGGTGGCGCTGACCTATGAGGGTTACCGCAACTCCAGCCTCGCCAGCGGCGTCGCCACCACCAAGAGCATCACCGGTGCCGATGGCAACAGCTTCACGCTCAATGGCGGATCGTCCGCCCCGTCCGCCAACGCGACTCAGGCGGTGACCTCCGGCCAGACCCTCTATGCCACCGTTACCGCCTCGGTCGGCGCGGTCGGCTACGCCTGGTTCGTCGGCGCCGCCGGCTCGGAGAAGCTGCAGGCGATCACGACCATCAACAGCGCCGCCTTTTCCGCGCCGCTCGCCACCACCAGCCAGGCCGCTTCCACGGTGACCGCGGATTCCTCCGCCAATCCCGGCCTCGCCTATGACGGCCTGCTGACCTCCGCCCTCAAATCCAGCTCGGGCGCCTATGTTGATTATCTGGGGACCGGTACAGCCGGCACCGGCACGCCGCTCACCGCATCCGGCCGCGGCTCGGTCAACGAGATCGACCAGATGCTGGAAAAGATGTGGGATCTGTATGAGGTCAGTCCCACCGTTCTCTATGTCAACAGCCAGGAACAGCGGAACATCACCAACAAGGTGCTGAACGCTTCGTCCTCGCCCATCTTGCGCTACACCACCGACGGCCAGGACCCGTTCGCCATCGTCGCCAACGGTGTCGTCGAGTATTACTACAACCCGTTCGCACTCGACGGCGGCTACAAGATCCCGGTCAAGATTCACCCCTTCGTCCCCGCCGGGACCATCCTGGGCTGGGCCGAGAACCTGCCGGCGCAGTACCAGTCCTCCAACGTGCCCAACGTCGCCGAGGTGAAGACCCGCCGCGACTATTACCGGATGGACTGGCCGCTCAAGACTCGCGCCTACGAATTCGGCGTCTACGCCGAGGAAGTCCTCGCCGTCTACGCCCCCTTCGCCATGGGCGTCATCAGCAACATCGCCAACGGCTGATTCCCAAAAGCCCTCCCCCTCGATGGGGGAGGGTTGGGTGGGGGTGAAACCCTCGCGGTCTAACCGGTTTGGAGGCCCCCATGGCGGCAAGCGACCTCGTCCTGATCGCGGATGTCAAAGCCTATCTCGGCGGCGATCTGCAATCCAACGACGACACCGTGCTGGCGCGCCTGATCACGGCCGCCAGCGCCTTTTTCACCACTTCCTGCGCCAGCGCGATCCTGCAGCAGACCTACAGCGAGCTTTATGACGGCAAAGGCGGGACCCGGCTCTATCTGCGCCAGACCCCGGTGACCTCGGTGGCGTCCCTGTCGATCGGTCCGCTCGCGATCCAGCCCTCGGTCGCGCCCGGCCAGGTGGGCTGGGTGCTCAACGGCAATGTCATCGTGCTGTACGGGCATTGGTTCTGGCGCGGCCTGGCGAATGTGGCCGTGACCTATACCGCTGGCTACGCCACTCCGCCCACCGATGTCGCCGAGGCGGTGATGGAGCTGGTCGGCCTGCGCTATCGCGGCCGCGACCGGCTGGGCAAGGTCTCGGAAGGCATGGGCGGCCTCGCCACCACATCTTACACCCAAAAAGACGTCAGCCCGTTCATCGCCAGCGTCATCGCCCGCTACGCCAAGGCGAACCTGGCATGATCGAGGCCTCCATCGTCAACGCGGGTGCGATCGCCGCTGAGTTCGCGTCTCTGGTGCCCGACGCGCAACGCGCGGTGCGGCAGGAAGCGGACCAGATCGCCGCCGATCTCTACGAAGCCGCCGACCGCAATCTCTCCGGGTCGGTCCTGAAACAACGCACCGGCGGTCTGAGGGCATCGCTCAAGAGCAGCGTCGATGAGACGACTCAACTTTCGATCCTGGTGACAGCCGACACGCCCTATGCCGCGTTCCAGGAATACGGCTTTTCCGGCATCGAGAGCGTCCGCGCCCATCTTCGACGGCAGACCCGGGCCTTCGGCCGCGCTGTCATCTCCAGGGATGTGACAGTCCGCGCTTTCTCCCGCCGAGTCGATTATCCGGCTCATTCCTACCTGCGTGCCGCCGTCGCCGAAATTGGACGCACGGTCCCCGGCCGGTTGTCCGCGGCGCTGAGCGAGGCCTGGCAGAAATGAACCGAGAAGCGATCCAGGCGGCCCTGTTCACGCTCCTGACCGCCAACACCTCCGGCCTGTCCACCATCAAACTCGCCAGCCGCCGCCTGAAGCCGCCGCAGGAAGTGGGCGCAGGCAATTGCCCGGCTCTGTTCCAAATCTACAAAGGCGAGACCATCGAGTGGACCGGGATGCAGCCCCTCAAGCGGCTGATGCACGTTGAGCTCGTTCTCTATGCCCATTCCGGCGACAAAAGCTTCCCGACCTCGTCGCTGCTGAGCCCGCTGCTCGATGCAGTCGAAGGCGCGTTCGGCGCCGCCGACCCGGCGCAAGTCCAGACCCTGAACGGCCTCGCCCGGCGCGTCACCATCAACGGCAAGATCGAAACCGACGAAGGCCTCTTGGGCGAATACGCCTACGCGATCGTCCCGGTCGACATCCTCGTTCCCTGAAAATCCCCACTGCAATCTTACCGAGGAGACACGGTCCATGACGCAATATTCGTTCGGGATCGGCGCGTTGATCGCGCTCAGAACCGATACCACCCTCGCCGCGCCGGCGCAGTTCGGCACGCTGCAAGAGGTTCAGCTCGACATCAGCTACGCCATCAAGGAACTGACCGGCCAGTTCCAGGCCCCGGCCGCACTCGCCCGGGGCGCGCTCAAGATCACCGGCAAGGCCAAGGCTGCGCGCATCAACGCGCTCAATTTCAACAACATCTTCTTCGGCCAGACGCTCTACAGCGGCAACACGCTGACTCAGCTAGGCGAAGTGCAGACCGTCCCTGCGGCCTCGGCCTACACCGTCACCGTGAACAACCATTCCAGCTTCGTCGCCGATCTCGGCGTCGCTTATGCGTCAACCGCCGCGATGCTGACGCCGGTGGCGAGTTCTCCCACGACCGGCCAGTACACCGTGACCGGCGGCGTCTACACCTTCAGCGCGGGCGACGCCGGCGCCAATCTGCTGTTCACCTACACCTACACCACGACCAGCGGTAACGGCATCGCGCTCAGCAATCTGCTGATGGGTTCGCAGCCGACCTTCAAGCTGGTCCTGAACGAGCAGTACCAGGGCAAGACTCTCAACGTCGAGTTGAACTCCGTGATCTCTCCCAAGCTCTCGCTCGCTTTCAAGAACGAGGACTTCATGGTCCCCGAGTTCGACTTTCAGGCTGCGGCGGACGTGTCGGGCAATATCGGCAACATCTGGCTGAGCGAGTAGCCATATGAGTGACACCATATCCCTCGGCGGTCGCGACTATCCCATCGCGCCGCTTAAATTCAAGGATCTGAAGCGCATCCTGCCGCTCTTCCTCCAACTCGGCATCGACAGCGAGGCCAAGATCGAGGCCCAGGGCGACATCATCGCGGCCGCAATCAAGACCGCCGATCCCACTTTCGCCCGTCCCGCCTTCGACGAACTGTCCCCCACCATCCGTGAGTTGCAGGAAGCAGTGACGAAGATCGCACACCTGTCCGGCCTGGAACCCCGCGCTGGCGGAGACCCTGCGCTGGGGGAAGCCCGGGCGGCGAGCCCGTCGAATGGGGCGACATCTACGGCCTGATCGCGACCGGCTGCGGTTACGCCTGGCCGGAAATCGACGAGATGGATTTGACCCAGTACGCCGAACTCGCCGCCTATTGGCGA